TTTCCCGAAAAACTTCCTGAGCTTTGTATAAAAGCTGGAACAAAAGAAGGAGATGTGGTACTTGATCCATTCATGGGAAGTGGTACAACTGCTACAGTAGCCAAAAGACTTGGACGTAAATGGATAGGCATAGAACTTAATGAAGAATATGCAAATTTTATTAAAAACAAAACAGCACAAGAGGAGTTATTTTAATGTCACATGAATTACCAAATGATATTTCTATTGAATGTGCTGTTATTGGTGGAGTTATAAATGACCAAAAAAAGTATGATGATGTATCCAAGTATATTATATCTCATGAGGTGTGGTATGATACTAGGTGTAGAATAGTATGGAATATTATATCTGGTATGATAAAAAGAAGAGAGCATTTAGATACAATAACACTTACATCTACTTTAACTGATGAAGATAAAAATAATCGTGTTGATCCATTATTTATAACTGATTGTATAACTAATACTGGTGCTAATTCTTTAATAGAAAATTATGCAAAAAAGATATATGAAAAATATCTTTTACGTCTTGTTATTGAGTATACTAGAGAGATACAAGAAGGTGCAATGAATAATAAAGTAGATGCATTAGATGTTCTTGTTAATGCTCATACTTCTATTGGTGAACTTATAAATCTTAGACCAGATACTACATTTGATATTAATGAGGTTCTTGGTGATGCAATAGAATCAATACAAAATACAGAAAAACTACTTATTAAGACTGGATTTAAAAGTGTTGATAAGTTCGCAGGTGGACTTACAAGAGGTGAAATAACTATAGTTGGTGGAAGACCTGGACATGGTAAATCTACTATGCTTTTAAATATGCTATCAAATGTTCTTGAATCTGATAAGAAAGTAATTTTATTTAATAGGGAACTTACTAATGTTGAAGTATTAAAAAAGTTACTTGCACTTGAGTCAGGAAGACTTTCATATGCAATGATACGTCAAGGCATGTATGATCAAGAGCAATTACAAGAGCTTGATAGAGTTCGTGGATTTATAGCAAAGAAATACTCTGCTGAAAAATTTAGAATGTTTGATCAAATAAAAGATTTTCCAACATCGGCAACAGAAATTAAAAAGTTTAAACCAGATATTATATTTGATGATTATATTCAACTTATAACTCCAACAGGAAAAGAAGATCAAAGAAGGTTACAATTAGAACGTCTTGTTAATGACTATAAATGGATTGCAAAAGAATACAATTGTTCAGTAATTTTAGCTTCACAGCTTAACAGAGCTTTAGAGACTAGAGGAACTCAGAAGCCACAATTATCAGACTTAGCAGAGAGTGGTGCAATAGAACAAGTAGCAGAAAATGTATTCTTTGTCTATTACGGATATAAGGTTGATCAAAAACCAGAAAATAAAAACTTAATAACACTCGTAGCTGCAAAAGTTAGATATGGAGAGACTGGAGCTATTCAAATGGCTTATGATGGAGATAAGTGTAAAATATATAATGATGAAGAAGAAATGTTCACACCAAAAATAATAGAAAAGGAGCAGAATGAAATCCCCTTTTAAAAAATGTATAGGTATTGATCCAGGAAAAGGTGGTGGAGTTGCTATTATCACCGATGAGAAAGTAAAAGTACATCCATGTCCTAAAGATGTACGCAGTATGTCAATACTAATTGCTATGTGTCTCAGTGATGTCGCACCCTACAGAGTAAAAGTAATAATAGAAAAAGTATGGTCATTCCCTACAGATGGAAGAGCTGGCTCATTCTCATTTGGTTGTAACTATGGACAATGGCAGGGAATACTTGCATCTCATGAACTTGATACTGTATTTGTAACTCCAAAAGAATGGCAGTCACATTTTGAAATAAAAAAAGGACTACCAAAAGATGTTAGGAAAAAAGTATTAAAGAAAATGGCTATGGATAGATGTCCAAGTACAAAACGTATAACACTTAAAACTGCTGATGCATTACTCATAGCTATCTATGGTGTAGAGGCTCATTTAAGCTACAATCGTGGTTTACCTTGGACTGAACCCGTAAATACAGAAAAAGTAGCTCACAGTGAGTGATTTGGAGGAAATAGCACACTTATATTTTATAGACTCTGATGGTAATTACAAAAAATGCCATAAATTACTTCCAGATATACGTAGAATATTTGGTCAAATAGAATATTTAAATGGAGAACCTGTGGAAATAATAACAAATAAATTAGCTAGTAAAAATTTTAAAGAGTCACTTATAGTAGGAAAAAATAGTGAAGATGCTGTATGTGAAAAAATAAAAAAGAAATATCCAAAAGCACATGTTAAAAAAGGTTACTGTAAAGGATATGATATATTTGTTCCAGAAACAAATACAAAAATAGAAGTTAAGCAAGATAAAAAATCTAATTACACAGGTAATATAGTTGTTGAGATTGAATTTAATAGCAAGCCTTCAGCACTTTCTACTACAGAGGCAGATTACTGGGTCTTTGATGATGGTGAGATTTATATATGGATTACTCCAAACGCATTGAGACAAATAATAAAACCAATGATGCCTGCTAGATTTATTGGTAATGGAGATAATAAAGAAAAATTAGCTTACCTAGTGAAGAAAGATATTATTATTAAACATGCAATAAAGATAGATAAGTATTAATATCCTGCATAATTGCACAATCTGATAATAGTGCAATAGTGCAATAGTGCAATAGGATTATTCCTCGTTATCCTCATCTACTATTAAATAATTATACTTTTTCATTTGGATATACAAAATATTTATCTTTCCACTTAGGATTTCTCATTATCTTTTTTATTTCTCTGAGTTTATATTTATATATCTTGTCTATTTTTTTTGCTAACTTTTCATTTTCAGGCGTAAGCCAATCAAAAAATTGTTTTTCTAATGACTTGCTAGTTCCCGTTGTTTCATCAGATATGTTAAGAGGAGCATAATGAGTAATAACAGATTTTACAGCTCTTCTTGCATCTTTATATCTTTTTCTTGGAGTAGTGTATGGGTCTACTTTTTCCATATCGCTAACAATAAAATCAATAGCAGCCCAATAAGATTTTGCAATATCTTCTTCTGATCCAAACATCATCGCATCTTTTAGATCATGATAATATGGCTGTCTTCTACTTACATATCCATCACCACTATACATAGGCATTCCACGTTCTTCTTTGAATTTCCTTACCATTGACCTCATATTGTTAAAATCTTTATAGTATGGAGATTTACTTGTTTTGTATAAAGTCTCTAACTGACTTGCCACTACAACAGATTTCTTAGTCCAATTTTTTATAGCTTGTGATGCAGATTGCCCACCAGCATTCCATTTAGTATATTCATTAAGAGCTTCAGTTAAATTTCTAATTATAACTGGCTGTGCAATGGGTACTCCAAGTTGCCTTTCATATGGATTAATAGGAAGAACTTCACCAGCAAGACCAAAAAACTCTGATCTCCATAAGTTTAACATAATCTTGTCAAAGCTATCCTCTTGTGAAAGTTTTGATCCTGTTGGTGGCTCTTTGCCAAACAGTTCTTTATATACAAAAAATAAAGCAGCACCACTAACACTGTGTGCAACAGCAGCTCTGACAAGTGGAGCGACGTTACCAAATTCAGCAATAGGTTTTACAAAGTTTCTATAGGTATCTATAGTAGTTGACATTGCCATACGTTGAAATAAGGTTAATGGTTTAGCTTCTCTTGACGACATCCATAATGGAAGCATAACAGTTGATGTACCACCTTGAGCAGTTACATGAGAGAAATGTCCTACTTTATTTTGAATTTCAGCATATTTTTTCTTAGCGTCAGCTGTTGTAAAATCTTTAGTATTTTCAATAAAGCTTATTTCATCTTCACTTAAATGCCAGACCTCTTCCATGAGCCTCTTCATTCTTTTTTTATTAGTGCCCATTTTAAACATTCCCTTTTCACCACGGAGCTTAGCAGATACTTCGGTAAAATATAATTGTCCAGCATGAGATGATATTATCCTGTTTAAATTCTCAGTTTGTGTCATAAAGTTAAAACTAAACAATTTTCTCATAGTAAGTTTTTCACCAAGCTTAATATCATCAAGCTCTAAATTTTTAGCACCATATTCAAGATAACCTTTTTTTCTTGCTTCATGCCAAGCAGTAGCATTCATTGCATGCTTTATTCCACTCATTGTTCTCCAGAAACCATGCACTCCAATAGCACGTGGTATACCAATAGAAAGATTTTTAAGTCCAGATAATGGAGATGATAAGCCAATAGCAGCAGATACACTTGCAATAGTACCACCAGCCTTATATAATGGTTCTGCTAAAGACTCTCTATGATTTCTATCATATCCAAGCTGCCTTTCAACTGCAAGATTTGCATAACTTGCAATTCCTCCTTCTCCAGCGATCTTAACTATATCTGATTGTGTTCCTCTATGAATTTTATGTTTACTTCCAGTACCAACCCACTCAGGAAAATAAGCAATATTTGCAATATGTTTTGACATCCTTCTAACATACATTCCAGCAGTGCCTTCCATAGAATCTTCATATACTTTTATCGTTTCAAGTTGTCCCTTGTCATTTGTTATATCTACAAACTCTTTCATTAGACCTTTACGTGGAATTAAATGTGGATTTTTTGCATGACCATATCCATATTTATAAACATTATACATTTCTTCTGCTATTTCACTTCTAAGTATTTCACCTTCCTTAGATTTGGGGTCTAAATATTTTTCTTTAAGAAGTTTAGCCTCAATATCTGTTTTAGTATTTTCTTTTGCTAATTTTGAAGCAATCTTTTTAACCTGCTTATCAACTAAACTTTTCATATAATTACTATCTTTTGTAAGATACTTTAAAGCTTTTGAAGTAAGAGCACGTGTCATATAATTATCAACTTCAATCTTTTTCATTTCTGCTATAATTGTTTTAGCACTTTCTGGAGTCTCATGTTTTAATAATGCCTTTTCAAGTTTATCCCAAATATCTTTTCTGTAATTTTCCCATGCTTGATGTGATTTATATTCAATAGAATTTTTATCTTTTTTAATACCAGCAGTTTCATCACCATAAACATTCCTATAAAACTGTTTTTGGGATTCTGTCATTCCACCTTCTTTATATAATCTATCAGCTCTCTCTTTATCAAATAATAATGCTGCCTCTTTAGATTTTTTCCTTCCAAGATTTTTTTTGATTGCTCGTATAACATTATCACCTGGCCCTTTATATATAACATGTTCTGCCCATTCGTGGTTTAATAACCTTTGTGAAATTCTCTTGCCTGCTTTACCACCATAATTTTGAAGAACAAGCCATACAGGCATAACAGCTCTTCCATACCTATACATCCAAGGATGCTTTGTAGTCTTGTCTCTACTTCTTAAAATTAGATCATCTGTATAATTAGTATGTTTAACTGGAGGAGCATCATAATCATTACGTATCATAGACTCGTATGCCTTAGCAGTCTCAGGAGATGCATTTTCATATAATCCATCTGTTACACCCATAAGTTTTAATGTCGCCTTTGAAACTTCTGGATTAATATGATACTTATCATTAACATCTTGTATCTTTCTAGCAATATTCTCAGCAGACCTATTTGTGCCACCATTAGCTGGATGATTTGTAAGATACTCTTCATATCTTTGCATTTTGTCAAGTGTTAAATTAGGATCAGTTGTGCTATACTTTTCTGATCCAAATATATCTATTCTTGCCTCTTTCCATCCTTTGAAATCAGCTTTTTTAACTGTTTGATCTAGCTTATCTCCTCGATGGATACGATTGCTTATATCTTTTATTTGCTTTCTTACTTCAGGACTATCTTTAGATGTTTGATATTTAGTAGTAATGTCTTTTAGGTTTTGTTCTGGAAGATCACCTTTCAATACCTTTTCACCAAGAATACGAGTAACATCAGCTTGATTATGTACATTAAATTTATGTTTTAAATGACTCCAAAACCTTTTAAGGAAATTTTTAACCTTACCAATCATTGTTTTATTCTTCATGTTTCCAGCAACATATTCACCAATAGCTTGAACCATATTTTCTTCTGGACTTTTATTTCTATCTACATCCTTAAACATGCGTTCACCATCTTTGATAATTTTTTTACTATTCTTATCACCAAATGCACGCAGAACATCAACTACATGGTGAGAAACTTCATGAGGGATTGTATCTATTTTAGCCTTTCCTTGAGCTATCTCAATAAGATGACCAGTAATACGACCAAGTACATTCTCTCCTTGAAACTTTCCAAGACTATTTTTTAATTGTATAACTAATTCTGGATAAAGTTTTTTGAAATGATTTATCTGTGCTTTTAATTGGCTAACCTCTATTCCTAGACTATTAGAAGTATTTTCTAGTTGATATTTAAATGATAAACCTTCTGTAGATGAAGCAATTTCATTAAGCCTTGGACTTGTTTCAATGAGGTATCTAGCCATTCCTTCAGCTGTCTTGTTATCTATAACTATATCCTTATAGAAAGGTTTTTTATTTTTTATTCCCTGTTGAATAGATATGATAACATCTTTTTTGCCTATCTTCTTTAATCCTTTAGAAATTTCAAGAGTGCTATAAAATGCTTTACCCTTTGCTTTTTTCCCACCTTTATTTATTTCTGCTATAAAAGATTTAACAAGTTTAGTTGCCTGTGCTTTTTGAGCTTCTTTGTTAACGTAAGCTTTATTTATAGTATTGACATTAGCAGTATCTCCAAGAACTTCTTGTATTAAAACTTCTACTTCAGGAGAAGTACTTCCATATTTTTCTGAAGCCCAGCCAGTAAGAGAATCTCTAAATAATCTTGCTTTATCTTTTTGTTTTTTAGACCCAAATATTTTTTCAGTAAAGGCATTTAAGAGATTATTATTTATTATTTTACCATCTTTGGTTAGAAACGTTTGATTTATTTCTGGAGATATTTTTTTATTATTCTTTCTAAGCTTTGTTAAAATATTTTTTAACTTTGTACTTATATATTTTGTTATGCTCTTATTATTTTTAGGCTGAACAAATGTGATAGAATTTTTACCAATAGAATGAGCATCAAGAGTAACACCCTCTGGAGATTCTCCAATATATTTTCTAGCAAATCCTTTTGTCTCACTTTGAGTAAGATTAAATGTTTTTTTAGAGATTTGATTTGTTTGAAGAAATTCCCTTAATTGTTGAAGCTCTGTTACATGACTTGGATGTTGAGCAAGATAATTTTGATAATCTGCATTTGTAACTTCTTTTATTTCCTTGCCATGTTCTGCCATCCATTTAGCAAAGGTATTAAGCCTAGATGCCTTTGCTGCTGGATTTCCAACAAAAGCTCCCTTTCTTACAGTTTTACCAATTTGAATAGGAAAAACATTTTGTATAAAATGTCTAACTATATTTTTACTATTATTATACTTTATAGATTTATCTGTACCAGATTCAAAACCACCAGTATCTTCAACTATACTAGCATCTACATCTGCAAGTCCCTTTTTCTTATCAGTTCCCTCAACTCTTGCTTTTACATCTTTAAGCATAGTCTTGTCTGTGACTTCCCGACTCCAATCTTTATCTCTAAACTTATTATTATCAAGAATCTTAACTGCCTCGGTTTCTGATCCTAATGGAGTTATTTCTTCTCTTTTCTTTTGAACAATCTCGTCTTTTTCCAATTTTAATAATCTAGTAGCCTCAGCCCTATCCTGTGGTTTTGTAAGGTCTAGATGGTCAATGTCAGCAAGTTCTATTGTATTTCCATCTTTATCTAATTTTGGTTTTCCTTTTTCATCTCGTAAAATATTTTCTTCTAATATGCGAGGTTCTTTCCAAGCTCCTTTTTTAACTACACTATCTATTCTATCTTTCTTCCATCTCTCTGCTAATTTTAAAAGATTAGCCTCATGTGCTCTAAATTGTCCAAGTAAACCTTCATACATTGGGTTTACAGGATCAGTAGCATGCTCAATAAGCTTTGCTATAACTCCAATTTGCTCATTAACATTTCCAATAATTAATTCAGCACGTTCTACAGATTGAGTTGTTATTCCATTATTGTGATCATCTATAAGGTTTTTTGTTCGTGATTTTGCTTTTGTAAGTTCATCTTGTATTTTTAAATATTGTGCATCAGCTCCTGTTCTAGACCTAGCAAGCTCATCTGCTATTTCCAGTTTAGCAATAGCATCATCTTCCCTTCCTTGCTCTCTATCTATTTTAGCTTCTTCTCTGAGCTCTGCTTCTCTCTTATCAATTACTTCAGCTGTCTTTGTTTTCCCCTCATCATTAACGCCATGCTTCTTTTTCTCAGCTTCTTTTAGAAGATTATAATATTCATCACTTTTGGTAAATGCTTTATGCATTCCCTTTGTTATACCAAACAATCCAAGATCAGCAACAAATGATACACCAATATCTCTCCATCTAACATCCTCTCCTTTTGCAATCTGTGTTGCCATATCACCAGCAGTAAATATACCAGATTCAGCAACTACTTGCCCAAGAGGATTAGTAGATGCAAGCAATACTTTTTCTTGAAATGAAAGGGCTTTAGATGCTTCTTTACCAGCCTCAGTTGCTATTTTACGTGCTTTTGAATACTTATTTAAAAGATGTGCATTTGCATATCCCATGCCACCACCAGCTGCTCCTGCTAAACCACCTAATATACCACCATGCATAACTCCACCAGCAATACCACTCATAACATTCTCATCATTTGTGTGTGCTAAAAGTCCACCCATAGCACCTTCATATGTGCCAAGAGTGGCTGCTTGCCTTACACCTGATTCAATAAGTGCATTTTTAAGACTTTGCTTGCCTTTAAATTTAGCGACCTCTTTAGCAGTTTGTACGCCAAATCCCTTTAATGCTAATGAGCCTGCACCAGCACCAGTACCAAGTGCAAGAATATCAAGTGGCATAACAAATGAAGTTATCATTGAGCCTATATCTTCAAGCACAGTTGGATTATATTCACTTAGATCATATCTTGGTTTACCAGTTATAGCTTGTTCTGCAAGACCTGTAAGAGAATTATTATAACCAGCTTTGAAAAACTCAGCAGAGTTTTCATCAATCCCTAAGTCAAACCAAGATTGGAATGCGTTTACAAAGGTAGGAGATGTATCAGCTTTTTTCTTTTTAGTATATTTAGCGTCAGCTTCCGCCCAAGATAGATTTGGATTATCTCTTTTTAAATATCTATATATTCTTTCATCACTCCAATTTCTAACCCCTTGATCCTCGGATCGAAATAAATCAACTTCTCTTTTTATATTTTCTGGTATTGGCATTTATGACTCCTGTAAAAACTTTCTAAATTCATCAAAATCTTTTGCAAAATTTAAATATCCACCTCCAATATTAGGCTTTATTCTCATCCTAACATTACCTTTTACCCCTTTAAATGCATTTGGATGGTATAAATTATAAAGATTCATATCTTCATTTGGATTAATTTTATTATTTTTATCTACCCTTGTTGGTATAAAATATATAAAATCTCCTTTTGAATATTTTCCACGTTTATTTACTGAGTTTAACCATTCTTCAAATTTATCACTAACAAAATCACGAACATTTTTATAATTTTTCTTGTTATCTTTTATGTTATATTTTTCATCAGCTATTTTCTTTAAATTAGTTTGCTGTTTTTTAAAATCATATGTATCAGCAGTATTATAATTTATAACTGTTTTTCCATCCTTTACCTCTGTTAATGGTTCATCTATTTTAACTCTTGCTTTAGCAACAGGTTCAGTAGGAGGAGATAAGACTTCAGGAAATTTACCACCATAACCCTCTTGTCTTGCTATTGCATTTGCAAGTTTTTTAGTATCAATTTTATTTATATTGATATTTTTATCTACCTTTAATTCTTTTTGCAAGTTATTACGATATGTAATTGTATCATTTTCAACAGGAGGAGCATATTTATGTACAAATTGATCTAAAGTCAAGTTTCTCCCTTTATCCAATTCTATTTGATTATATAATGCTTGCCATCCAGATTTTTCAGATGGAAATATAGCAAAGCCACGGGCATCTTTTCCTGTTGCATCTTTTTGATTTGCAAATCTCAAATTTCCAGGATTATATATTTCATCAGTTTGCCCAGCATCTAATTTAGTCTCAGGAATATCAATTTCTTTATCTAAAGTTTCATTAGCCTTATAAGTAAAGTCTTGTATTCCTTCAGTTTCTTTTGGAGGAGGCGGAGGAGGAGGTGGTGTTTTAAGCAAGCCTTTATGCCAATCATCAATATAGCTAGTACCATGTCTTTCTACATGCTTTTTATCACCAAGTTTTATATCTTTTTCTAAATCCTTGTGATAATCCTCAATAGCTATTTGTTGTTCTTCTCCTAACTGACTAAAGAAACTACCTTCGTCATCTACTAAATTACCACTCCATTCTTTAGGTACAGGAATTTTATCATTAATAATAGATGTCATTTGCTTATATTCTTGTACCCCTTTTTCGATCTCTCCAACTAAAGCCTTACTAGAAGCTTTTACAAGTCCTGAATGATAATCATTATAATCTAATATAGGTTGTATTGAATTTCTTGCAGAAGCCTCTTTATATGCCTGATATTCAACTTTATCTATTTTCTTATCATCAAAAAAACTATCTAGCATATAATCATTCATATATGCACTCTGAGCAAGTTCTTGATTTATATGTCTATTAGCTTTTAATTCCAATCTATCAGCATGTTTATTGGTAAATTCTTCAGTATAATTTATATAATTTGTATAGACATTTCTAAACTCTTCTAAATCTTTTTCAGTATATTCTTTCCCAACTTCAATGTTCTTATTAATATAATCTGATACTTTTTTCATTTCATCGTCTTGACGAGATTTATATGCATTAAAGCTATCATTTTTTTTCATTTGAAAGTCATAATTATCAAGCATCATTTGACCTAATTCTAAAGTAGATTCATCCATTGATCCTTTGTATTTATCATAATACTTTTTAAGTCTATCTTTATGGAGTGTTACATCTTCATTATTATATAGCCTATTTGTATTTTTAGAAAGATCAGACATTATTTGTTGTCTTTGTGCATTTTCACGCTCTTTCCATGCTCTTTGCTTCTGTCCTAAATCTATAGCTTCACTAACAATATCAAGATATGGAGTATCTGATTTTCCACCTCTATCTCTTTCAAGCTTTGCTAATTCTCTATTTACAAGTTGCCACATATCTGCCATTTTAATTGCCTCCTGCGTCTGGTAATTCTGTTAAAAATTTTAAAAATGATTCATCTTTTGTTGGAACTTTTCCACCCTTTGCATAAATATTTTCTTCAAGATTGGGAGTCACTTGATTTTCTCCAAAAGTGGGAGCTTTTGGCGTTTCATCATTTTTCATCCATGAGCCCCATTCTGACTGTTGACCATATAGTCCTCGCATATAATTAGGATCATGTTTCATCCATCCTGACTCTGTAATGAGACCCTCTATATCACTTTCAAAATCACTATATGCAGTTTTTTCAAGACCATACATACCTTTTCTTTCTGCAAACTCAGCTTTTCTTTTTGAAAGATCATAAGCATCCTCAGCAGTACCAAAGCCTTTTTGCATTGCACCTTGTCCTGCCATACTACCTCTCATACCTCCACCCATACCACCATATACATTTCTCATTGCACCACCAACTTGACCTGCTTGTTGCTGTAATCCATATACATCTTGTGCCATTTTAGTTTTAGCACCTTCTTCAGCAAAAGCCCTTTCTTCTGCTAAAAAGCCTGCTTCTTTTTTATCAATACCTTGATACTTTGGCATAAGATTATTAATAGCTTTCATAAGCTTTTCACCAGTGACACCAGGTAACTTCTTATCTAATGTATCATATATTTCTTTAACTGTCTTTGGAGAACCATCCTCATTAATAAAATCAGATGCACTAATTGAGCCAGCACCCCAATCAGTTTTTTGACCAGCTTGTATATTTTTAATCTGCTGTTGCTGGTCTTCATCTAAGCCTTGAAAGTTTTCCATCGCATCAAGATTTGGAGCAGTTAAATCAGCTAATGCATCTACATCTGGATGTCCAGGTTCATGTGGCATAATTATCTCCTTTCTAGCATTTCTGCTAATGATTTTTTATTACTTCCACCAAGTGATAATCCTTTAGACTCAAAATAATTTGAAATTGTCGGTGAGCCACTAACAATACCACCATCATAATATTGTTTTCTTAAACTATCTAAGTCTTTCTCAGCTCTTCTCTTAGCATCTTGAATCTTAGGATCATTCCAGTCAACTGATTGATAATGAGACTGCATAATAGATTGTTTTGGGGTAGTTAAAAAATTCTCATAATCACTTTGAAAGTCCATAGGAGATGGTTCAAATATATTTTTAACACTTTCTTCAGAAACTCCAGCTCCACTCCAATCTGGATAAAGCTCAGATAAACCTGTAGTTTTATCATAACTACTATCTATCAAAGAGGATGGTGAAACTTCTTCAGAAACTCCACGCTCAAGATATTTAGCAACTGCATCCTCACCTCCAAATAAAGATTTTGCCCCAAGCTTCAAGCCTTCTAATCCGCTAGCCTCAGTCCCAAATAAACCTGCCTTGCTAAATAAATTCTCTTTTGCAGTCAATCCTTTTAAACCACCCTTTTTAAATAATTTTCCAAGTCCAAGTTTTCCACTTGCTCCAGCTGCTATATAAGAACTTAAAAGCTCTTTACCAAGACCACCACGTTCACTAAATGGATCAGTAGCCATCTCGCCTCCTAATCGATCTTGCAATCTTTTAGTTTGCTCACTTCCAAATCCATATGGGTCTGAAGTACCTATTTTACTTTTATCTGCTGCCATACCTCTTGTAGCCTCATGAGCAAGTTTTTTTCCTAGCATTTGACCAGCACCCATAACAAGAGGAGCTAATAAACCACCAGAAGCAATACCAAGTAAAGCACCTAAACCAGTACCTATACCTGTGCCAGCAATAGAGCCAAGAAGTCCTTTCCATCCTCTACGTTTTTTTGCTTTGCCACTTTCAGAAGCATATTGTTTTGCAAGTCTTTCTGCAACTGATTGTTGCAAACCTCTTGTTTTTAATCTTGATAAACTTATTGCCATAATCTTACCTTTTATTTTAAATTATTTATTTCTGTTTGCATTGTATCCATCTTTGTTGATAATTCTTGTACTGCTTTAACAAGTACTGGAATAATTTGCTTATACTCCATTACCATTCTTGTTCTATCATCACTATTTGGTATAGACTCTTTTTCTTTTATAATATTCCCATTGCTATCTTTTTTATCTACCATCTTAGGTGTATAGCCATCAATACATTGACCAGTAATAAAAACAGATTCTGGAATGATTGAGTTTGTAGTCTGTGCACCAAAGCCAAGTTTATCAATAGGATTTTTAGTATTATTGAATTTATATTTTATAGGAACTAGTTTATTTATTTCGGCAAGCCCATAAGGAAATGGATTAGAATCTATATCTTTTATTCTTTCATCTGAAGATGTTTGGTCAAAAGTATTTCCACCCTGCGTTCCACAATCAGAAAAACCACCACCAGCAGCCACTCTTAAATCGCCATCATCATCCATCCATATATAATTATTGGCTAAATCTGATGAATCCAATCTTAAATATCCAACTGCTTGATCAGTACCATTACTTGGACTTGCATTATAAACAACCCCTACACCACCATAATTATTTGTAGCAGTCACACCTCCATCATTATTATCTTTTTTTGCTACAGCAAGAAATTCACATCGTTGTGTATTTGATAATGCTGTATTTTCATTATAAAAAGTTTGACCTCCAGAACCATAGACATGAAATTTTGCTAACGGATCAGCAATTCCAATACCAACATTGCCATCTCTATGAATAACCATTCTTTCAGTTAAAGTATTTAAGTGAGTAGTTGAAAAAACAATGTCTGCTGGATGTTGACCATTTGTTGCTGCGTATCCTTTGGCTTCAATTTTAGCTACAATAGAATTTGTAGGAGGATTGGCAGATTCATCATTTGATTGAAATTGTATAGTTCCTAAAGAGTCACCATTTTGAATATCATCATCAAGATTAGATATTGTTATTATACCTTCTCCAGAAGCTCCTTCAACGTGTAAGTTAGTTAATGGATTATTAGTCCCAATACCAACTTTACCATCTCTATCAATAATCATTCTTTGCTTATGTCCACCGCTTGTTGCTGTATCACGAGTCCAAAATTGCAAATCACCTGGTACGCTATCATTTGCATGAGTTCCATTAGCTACACATCTTATCATAGCACTAGCTAAATACTCAGTATCACCATCCCAAGATTTAAATACTATTTCACCTATATCTCCATCGTCATCTACTACACTTGTAGTATGTGCTCTTTGTAAGTGTAATGCTGCTGCATCACCAACAGTATTAGATGTTGATGTAATTATAAATTCATTAGCTGTAGCTAGTTCCGAAATTATTTTCCCACAACGAACTGTTGCACCAGCATCTTGAGAACAATAAATATCAGTACAAGCATTATTTCCAAGTGTAACTGTATTTGTTCCTTGACCAGTTGCAAATGTTAGTCCATCATAACCACTTAAAACTACTTCATTTACTACGCTAGTCCCACCTGCTGTTATAAGAGTACCTATATATGTGTTGCCATGACCATTTACAAGAACTTTACCAGCACCAGCACCTAATACTGTATTAAGACTTCCAGTTGCCGCTCCAGAAGTAGTCATAGCAGGAGTACTTAAAGCCCCAATACTAACATTATAGCTTCCAGCATCGGAAACATGTCCAGCTTGATATCCTATATAAATATTTTCATCTCCACTTACCATATCATTTCCAGCCAAAGTCCCAATAAAAGTATTTCGGACACTACCACTTCCAAGGTTAGTTCCAGCATTTACACCTAAAACAATATTATCTTCTCCCGCATCAGCATTGCCAGTTCCCATCACAACATTTTGTGTACCCGTACTAGTAACAACTATTTTACCTGTAAGATTAATATCTTTTACAGTTGTTGTTTCTCCAAATGTAGCAACTTTTATATCATTTTTATATATATCTATTGAATCTCTATCTATTGAAAGATAATTAGATAAATTTGTACCAATCTTAGTAATACCATCAACAGAAAATGGAACATCAAGCCATTTACCACCAAGCTTACCAAATAATTTTCCACCTAAATTAGTTTGTCTCAGTTGAATATCACCATCATTTCCTTCTGTCTCATTTGGGATACTAAGTTTATTGCTAAATTTTGGTCTATTAGCACTTCCCCACTCTAAAGCTCTTTCTCTGCTATTTCTTATTTTTGACATTATTTAATAGGTCTCACTCTATATAAAATTGATATATCATTTATCTCAAAGTCTGCTGCAACAGTACTACTTCCACTGTCTATGTGTATTATCATACTTTTCCAATCCTTGCTTTGAGCAACATCATCTGGTACAAATGAAGCAACTTCATAATCATCAGTACCAGAATCATTTCCAAAATTAGTAGCAGTAAAGGCTCTATCTGTGCCTTCACCATTATATCTCCATGTAACAGTTAGATTAGTTGCATTTCCTTTATATGTAATATATACTTTAAATAGTTTTTTTGTATTATTTGGAAGTCCAAAATCAAGGTCTTTTGACTTATAACTAAATATCTGAGCATTATTACCTTGCTTGTAATTATATAAAGTTTCTACATTTTGTCTTTTAATACTTAAATATCCACCACTTGTAATTATAAAATTAGTATGTCTATCATCATCTGCATTTGTAATAAGTCCATGCCCACCTGACCATGACTGTGTTACTATATTATATACCCATCCAGTTGTATTAGTAGAATTATTACCAATACTTTTAAGAACTATAATATTTTGTGATCTTGGATCATATCCCACACATGGAACAGAAGAAGCATCACTTCCACTTCCATGGCTATATCCTTCAGATATTCCCCAATCAGAATGATTAAATTTACCATCAGTAAGTGAAATAACTTTACTTCCATCATATATATAACAACCAAATTGATTAGCAAATATAACCCCAAATGCAGTTGTAAATACTTGACAAGGATTGAATACTCCACAATCTCTAAATGATGCCTCAGCATAAAATTTAGATGGATTAGAAACATTTATAACATACATTGCATTTTCTTTAAATTGTAATATTGTATCTTGAAAAGCTGCAAGTGCTGTTATTGGAGAACCATCTGAAGATGGAGAATCAAAAAAATTATATTTAGGAAACACTCCAGGTTTTCCTGGCATTGAAAACATCATAGCATCAGGCTTATGCTTTCCTTGAAATCTAACATTTCCAATAAAAACAACTCCTTGTTGACCAACTACACAAGTCTTATATCTTAAATCATGTGCTGTAGGGCCAGCATTTGTACTTGCAAGTATAGTTTTTGATTCACTATAAACTTCATTAGCATAATATCCATTTAAAGAAGAGTATGTATATACTTCTGGTGGTGAAGTAAAAATAATTGTATCATGACTATATACATCATCATTTTCTGTCCAAGGTATAAAAGTAGAATCAAGTGCACCTTTAACACCATCAATCAAATTAAATTCTGCTAGTAAATATCTTTCATTTCCACCAGAAATATTAAAATAAATACGACCACCTTCTATTCTTTTATCAGCACCAAGCTCTGTATTATTTGAAGCATGAGGAGTATGTTTTAATGAAATATTAAGTTCTAATTTATTGTCAGTAAAAGTTATTCCATCTGAACTTTGATTGTTACTATTGCTATCTTCAGCAAAAGAAGTTAAACCAGTTTCAGTACCTCCATCAAATAACCAAGAAATATAAAAATAATATGTTCCATTCCAATTCCCAGTTCCATTAGGGTCACATTCTGTAACTAATGTGCTTGAAACAGTTGCAAGGTGCTCAGAATCATCACTTCTAGCAACACATTTAACAGTACCAGCAGCCATACTTCCATGTGCATCAGAATCATATGTGGGAGAATCAATTAATGGTTTTCCCTCTTTCCATCCGCTTACAGTTTGACTAGTACCAGCATCTTCTCTATATACCCAAACTTTAGCTCTAGTTCCATTATTAGTATTATCAAAATTTGCATCTGTTGCATAAACGCCATTACCAGAAGCATAATATATCTGTGAAACTGCATTGTTATCATGAGTTCCAAGTGTCATCCAAGTTCCTTGAGCATTAGCATCAGAATCATGAACATCAACTTCATTACCATCCGCTGTTAATGTAAGAACATATCTTCCCTTGTTACCACCATTATGGTCTGCTGGAGCTGTAAATTGAAAAAGACCATATCCCGTAGCTCCCATATCTGATCCAGCTAAAGCATCATCTGCGGTAACAGTTATATTATTATCAGTCCCTTTTATATCTCCAAGCATTTTCATAGAGCCAATATTAGAAAATGTAATATTAGTTGCATCTAAACATTCATTGTCTGAAATATCTCTATTAGATGATTTTCTATTAACACCTCCATGAAATTGAGATAATTGATAAAGTTTTTTATTCCTACCTATTGTTTGAGGTAATGGTTGAAACCCACCAGGAATACTACTTATTTTTCCAGTAAATGGAACTGATCCTACATTTGAAACAGATGGTAAAGAAGGAAGAGCATTTGTAGTAGTTGAAGGTACATTTTGTGTTTGCGGAGCATCTGCTTCCCACTTTTCTTGATTTACAACAATATTAGCTATTGAAGATGCACTTTCCATTGGGTCTTTTCCCTCTTCTATTGCAAATTCACCAGCCAAACCTATATCTATCATATTAGCAATACCGTCACCATTAATATCTGCTATCCCACTTCTCCATCTTTCTTTCATTTCTTCCCTTGAAAGACAATGAATAAGATCACCATCATAATGAAAACTATCCTCCTGAGTAACTTCCATATAAGAAGTTGACTCAGGATTCATATCAATTATTATTTCATTATAAATTTTCATCTATTTTCTTACAGCTTTTTTAATAGCTTTTTTAACTACAGTCCAAAGTAAATCATCCCACTTAGAAGGACTAAGTGCAACAACTTTATCAATTGCAAGTAATGCAATCAATGTGTATGACCAGTTATTTGATAAAAATTCTATCATTTGTTTTCTCCTTGTTTAAAAAGTTTAATTACAATGTCTTTTATTACGTTTACAGCAGTCATAGTTTTCTTTGTTTCATCCTTTGACTTTCTGTTGCTGTCAATAAGTTTAACAGTAATATCATACAAATTCTTTATATCCGATTTTATATCTTTTGTTAAAAATTTTATTAAATACATAAGAGCATAGCTCAAGCCTATAGCTACAGCAACTGGAATCCCTACAGTTTCTACAATTCCTATTATATCCAACTATGCCCTCCATCCTTATTTTAATTCTTTATATATTTTAATCACTAAATACGTTAAAGTTGCAATTCCAACAAGTAAACTAACAACTTCTGGCAACCAGCCACTAATTGATAGCCACCACCCACTTACACCTGCTCCTGTTGTTTTTAATGTATCTACTATTCCGTCCATTATTTTACCCTATCTATTAAATCTGCTTTTTTCTTTCGAGAAGTCTCTGGAGCGACCAGTTTCACGACCTGGGAGCAATCTTTGAAGTAATGCTATTACACCTTTCTCTTTTTTAGGTTGCTTAGGATCAATATATTGCATCAAATCATTTACTTGAATAAGACTATCTAATTCTTCCTGACTATATCCTTCCAAATAGTCTTCGGGAAGCATATACTTATAATTTTCATCTGATCTTTTTCGCTGTAAAGCATTCAATATAGTCCCTAAATTATCATTTGGGTCTACAGTTTGTTTCCATGGATTGCCATAAGATACTTTACCCTTATAGCTAATTCCAGGTACAACCTCACCACCTCCTTCATAAATACCAAGAGCTTTTAATAGCTTAGATGATATACTTTCTCGTGGAGCAAGTCTTTCTTTGCCCTCTTTATATGAAAGTGTATCTGCAAATGTTGGGTCTTGCTCTATTTGACCTCTAAGTATATTTCCTTGCCAAGCAGTTCTTTCATCTGTTGGTAAGCCATGTATATTTCTATGTATATATCTTTCATCTCCACCCTTTGTGAGAGCTTTATAAAGAACATCCATAGATTCTCCACGACTTGTTTTTAATATTTCTTGCAATGTATTTGCTAAAATTTCTTTATCTATATTTTCATGTGCATTAGCCATAACTTTATCCTTTTATTAGTTCACCCCAAAGGGATGTTTTGCCATCTATTATTTGTATTACATGTACAGTAAAAAATCCCTTATTATAGAAGTCTACTATTGCAAATGCATGAGACCAATTATGCATTCTATTTTGTAGAAACTCATTTTTTCCTGCACTCATGTCCTTTAGACATCCTATACTCCACGCTGACTTCACCCCATCCAGATGAGTCACTGATGACTGCTGAATATCGTGATGATGACCATACATTATACTTTTTCCAAGCCTCATTAAATGATTTCTTGTATGATTGATGCCTGCAAAGTGATGTCCATGATACATTGCTAGCTTTCCAATTTGGAAGTACTTCCCTATTGGATGATAGTGATACCCTCTTTCTTTTAGTTTTACACATTCTTCAAACCTATACCCTTCTAAGTATGGATGTTCATCTACAAAACGATTCATCCAATCATCATGATTACCCTCTATCATATGCTTTTCTTTACAGTTAGCCTTGTCAAGAGATTCATCTATTTGATCCATCCCTCTGTTTACACCAATAATATCTTTATCAATGGATGGAGTTTGATATTCTAGTGGTGGACGTTTTCTTTTTCGCCATTGCCAATGACTTGCACCTTCCCATTCACCAACATCTCCTAAATCTACATATATATCTGGTTTTACTATTTCTATAGACTTACAAAGAACATTGATTGCTTTTTTACAAGCAAGTGGAAAATGCTTATCTGGCGTTATTATTGCTCTTTTAACTACACTTTTAGCCATTCATTTCTTCTTTTTTTTACCCCAACTAAATGGGTTTAAGTTTAACTCATTTTCATACCATAACATTCTTTCTTCCATCTCTGCTATATGAGCTTGTTCTGACATTTTTCTCTCAGCCTCATGTAATTTTATTTCTGCTAGAGCTAATTCCATATTTCTTTCTAATTCTTGTATTCTTGCTTCAATCTTCCAAAAAGCATAAACAACCATACCCGTAGCTGCTATTATCTGTAATAGCCATTTAAAATTTATAGTGATAGCCATACTATCTCCTACAATCTGTCCCTTGTATGATCTAGCTCCTTTGCTATCCATTAAAAATTACTCCCAAAAAATATTGCGTTCTCTGTTACTGCTGCTACATATGTAACATATAAATAAATATAGGATACTCTTAATTCGCCAAACCTATCATTTCTAAATTTATCTATTCTCCATTGTAAACCAGCCAAATCTCCATAGACCCAAGAAGTCGTACCAGTTGAATGTATTTCTACTTCTCCAAGTTGAGTTGCATAAGACCCTCCTGAGGTTACAGTAATATTGTCTAAGCCAGTAGAAACAGACCCTCCAGATGCCAGAGTCCCTCCAAGTCTAGCAGTTGCAAGACTGTTCCCAGAAGAAGTTTTTGCCATACTCCCAATCCATACTACACTTGTAATTGAATCAACAAGACCTTCTGCAATAGGCGGGTCTTGAAATCCACATATAAACCTTTTTCCATTAGTGGAAGTTTCTATATAATCAGTATCTCCATTATCTTCATCTACATTAGTATAAGTACCTGGCCCACCACTAGGATTAGACCATCCAGTATTGGTAATTAACGAATCAGGTAATAAATTAAAAGTAGGCATTATGGAGTAGCAAATGCCAAAGAAGCAACACCATAACATTGTTGTTCCGTAGCATCCCAATAAAATGAAACTATATCTATACCATTATTAGTAAAAGCAGGAACACTTCCTCCTGCCCACATTACATCTTCAGTAGTTGCATCAGTTAAATCCGATTCCCATACTTTCCATGCAGTTACATCATGGTCTCCATTTGTAGTACATACCATTACAAAATTGCCTGAGACAGCTGGAAATATCAAATTCATTTGAGCTATATCTCCAGTCATCTCTAATCTAATTTTATTGCTAACTCTAAAATCTATATCAGTATCATCTGTACCGCCTGTTGCCTTTATATCTGTTACACTGAATGTTTCTTCATGTCTAGTAAACCCTGCTGCACATGCGTCAAATTTTATATGACCATTAGGCACTATATTTAAATGCCCAGCAGCTCCATCAGAATCTACGGTAGAAATAGTTGTTTCACCATTAGCTCCAACTATAAAATCTAAATAATTAATTACATTGTTATAGTAATTTATTCTAAATTGATTATTGCCACCGTTATTCCATCTAAAGAAAGCCTGTTCTGAGTCTGAATCATAGAAGCGTAGATAGCTAGAAGCATGTAAGAATAAACCATCATTAGGCTTTATAGATATATCTGCATCACTGCCAGTGGCTGCAATCTCTAAATGACCATCATCTGCAACTGTCATATCAGCATAATTAGAAGCACTTCCACTACTATCATTATATGTCAATCTAAGACAATTACCACCTGAATCATTTATTTCAACAGCTCTATCTGGTGCACTAGTACCTATACCTATATTTCCCCCAGTAGTTATAAGTGGATAATTAACATCAGCTCCGTTAGCATTAATTCTCATTCCAATAGCTGTAGAAGTACCACCAGTATCACCAGTAACATCCATATCTATTCCATAAGAAGTTATTGTCCCACCACTTGCACCAGTGGTAGATAAATCGAAATTTATACCTTTTATAGTGTCTGTACCTGTAGTAACACTACCTACTTTATCAAGGTCTATATTTATAAGATTTCTAGCTCCTGCTGTTCCAGTATCTACATCTACATCAAGAAGTAAAGTCCTACCACAATCTAATGTCATATCTCTTTCAGCACCAATAACTAAATCATTGCCATTGCCATAAATAAGTTCACCTCCTAAATCATATAAATATAATCTTCCTGTTTGAACTGCATGAGTAGAATGAGTTACCACCCCATCATCATCAATTGATATACCCTCATCTCCACCATCATTAGATATATATTTACCTTGCAACTGTAAGTTCTTTAACAGTTTATGATTAGGTATAGAACCTGGTGATATGAGTCTAGTTTTTGGCATTATTTAAAATATGATACGTTTAATATTTGTCCAGAAGTTTCTGCATCTAAAAATATAGCAGCAAAACTTTTAAGTGCTAATACTAAAGTTTCTCCACCATTTAACTTTATTCCTTTTCTGCTTGATGCAGTAGCATGAGCTACAGTTGTTCCTGTTGAAGAACCTATCATTATATAACTTGTATTTCCATCATCTGCTTGCAAAAATATTTCTTTAGCATCGTCAGGGTCGCTTATATTAAGATGATTACTTCCATTTAATGCTTCCACTGATGTTGCAACTTCTATTGCTGCATAACTTACAAAAGTACCAAATGGATCATCTTGCTCTGTTTCAACAGCGAGACGACCATCGGCATTGACCGATACACTATCTCCATCGTTATCAATTATTTTTACTGAACTTACACCTATATTAGCCATTTAATATATCCGATAATCCTGCTTTATCAATGTTATCAATTTTACTTTTCAATTTTAATCTTGCTACTTCTTCTAAAACTCCAATTTTCCAGTTATCAAATCTTTCTTTAGCTTTAGCTATACGTTCTTCTTCTTTATCTGCTTTTTCTGAAATCTTTTTTATTTTAATTTCCCATTTTACATATTTATCTTCAGCATTATTACAAAGATTTTGAACTGCTTGAAGTTCATTTTTAGTTTTTGCCTCTTCCTTCTTAGCTTTATCAAGCATATCTTTTAATTTACTTTCCTCCTCTAACGCAAGGTCTTGAGCTTCAAAAAGCCTTTGTTCAAACATGTGTACCATGTCTTCATGCTTTTTAGCTTTTTCTTCAAGGTCTTCATATTCAAGCTCATAACCAACAACTTTAGAATTATGATCTATACGTAGCTTTTCTATCTTATCTTTAAGACCTGATAATTCTTCCTCAGCTTTATCTTTCCTTACTTGCATTCCAGCTAATTCATTTTTAGATTCTTCACATTTAACTTTATAAAGTTCAAGCTTGGCAATGTCATGATTAAGGCTTTCTGCTTCTTTTTTAAGTTCTTTTATAGTAGTCTCATGATCAAAACATTTTTCCTCAACAGCACTAATCTTTTTCAACTTTGAAGATAAAAGTTTCTCATTAGAATAAATACTACCCCTAAGACCTTGATCTCTTTCTTGCTGAAATGCAATTTGCTCTAAAAGTTTTCCATATTCTTTACATTTAGAAGAATGATCTTTTTCTAAAGATTTAAGCTCTTTTTCTTTACCTTTTATCTCAGAACTTAATCTTTTATTTTTTTCTTCAAGAGACTTATTCTTTTTAAGAACAGCTTGCTTTAAGTCCTTTTTAGATATTTTTATTTTTGGTTTACCTATTGAAGCCATTTTAGTGGAATGATAAAACTGTTATAGCATCGTCATCGCCACTCCCACCATGAATAACAACCTCTTCAATCAGCATGCCTTTCACAGTAAAAGGAAGATTATCATGAGCCAATACTATATCCTGACCATGAGCTCCATTAACTTTTAAACTAATTGTTATTCCGTCATCATCTGCAACACCTCCTGGACTATAAAATACTACTTCTTTTGCTGGAGTATCCCAAGTAGTAGTAGCTTGCTCTGTAGCACCACTTAATGTTAATATTTGACATTTATATGATTGATATACTTGCAGATTGCTAGCCTCTGCTACTGTATATGCATGTAATGGTTTATTTGCCATGTTTATTCTCCTTATGAGTTACACTTTAAGCTCTTGGCAGAGCGTGAGCGTGTTATTTATTTATTTTCTTCTTCAGGATGCAATTGTAATAATACTTCTAATGCACCTTGAGCTTTAATTGCCATTGTTTTATGACGATCAGCTTCATCTAAATGATTTTTAAGCTGAACTCTTAAATTTTCTTTTACCTCTCCCACATTTATTTCTTCTTTTGGAACATTATTTGTTTTGTTTTCTTTATTCACTGTAGTATCTTTACTCATTATTTCCTCTTATTGTTATTTATGTTTAAATTTATGCATTATTAGACCTTGCTATTTCTAGCCAATTTGAACCATCATAAATCAACGTAATAGTATCAGCAGCATTATCTAAATCGAAATCACCTGCTAATAAAATATTTCCACCTTCTGTAAGAGAAATAGTTCTAGCACTATTATTAGCTCTTAACACAAGTATTGCTCCCGTTACACCACCATTAATAGTTGTAAGAGTATCAGAACCTGCTACGCCTCCCTCTACGTCAACATTATGATATGATTGTGTTACAGTAATAGCATCACTAGATATTGTTAATTCTGTACCAGACCCTATTGCCATTATACCACGTACATCTAATTTACAGAGTGGCTCAGTAGTCCCAATACCAACTCTTCCATACCCATTTATATTTAAAGTAGTTTCAGTTCCTTTTAAACCAAAGCTTGCATAAGATGCTTGATTAGAGCCACCAGTTGAAAAAGTATATCTTATTTGTAATTCTTCATGATCACTAGGGTCTCTACCAAAACATATTGTCTGATAATCTGTATCTGATATAGAAATATCATGTATTTTGATTGCTGGGCTTCCATCAGCAGTATCGTGAACTATATGTAAAGGAGCAGTTGGAACAAGAGTTCCTATACCAATATTACCATCATCTAAAATTACCATTTGTGCTGTAAGTGAAGAGCTAGTATTGTCAGATGTATAAAAAATCATATCACTTCCAAAATTAGCACCATCATGAACTTGAGCAGCTTTAACTTGAATTTTAGCATGTACATCAGTATCGCTAGCACCATCTGCATCCATACTTGCCCATTGAATTGCTCCCATATCAGTAGCATCATCTATATCATCCTTTGCTAGGCTTATTTGTATTGTTGGGGCAGAACTGGAAGATATATCTAATAAAGTATCTGGTGATATAGTCCCAATACCAACTTTACCACTTATATCAAAACAAAAATCTGTTGTACCACTATCTGTAAAAGTAAATTTTCCTGGTCGTGATGAATGATTTGACCCATGAAAAATCGCATTAACATTACCCACATCATTATACCAAACAAACCTACAATCAGCAGCAGTACCAACATGTGCATTTTTAACACTTATTGCAACAGATTCACTTGAATCACTCATCTCAAGAGAAAGACCTTTACCTGATGCATCAGAAGTCCCCATACCAATATTGCCATCATCTCGTATTGTTAATTTATCTACCCATGAGCCACTAGTATAGCTTGTAAAATGTAAATCATTATCAGAACTATTAGTCCACATTCTCCACTTATCAGCATTATCATCTCCTTGATCTGCAAATAATTCTAATATAGCATTAGTATCTTCTCCTGCCGTAATCCTAAGAGTAGATACACCACTTTCATATATTTGTACAGTTCCTGACTTTGTATTTGTATCGGTTATCCATGTTGTTGATGTTGAGGACATAAATTCTCCTTATAAGTTAGGTACGGATAAACCACGTACCCCAGATTTACGAGATTTTTGTTTCATCATTTGATTCTCGTACATACTTCTATAATAATTTGCTTGTTCAAAATTTCCTGCATCTTCATATAATCTTGACTTTAAATAACATACTAACATTGGATGTAAGCTTGTATCAAGACCAATATCAGTATCTAAGTCTTCAGTCACGTATCTTGCAGGTTCATATTTAGACTTATATGTAATACGAAGACCATTATCAATAAATAAAGATGTAAATGTACCAGTTTCATCAGTAGCCGAACTAGAAGTAGAACGAGTCATTGTAAATACATCTGCACTTGAAATAGTTACTGTTTGATTTGCAAGATTATCATCATTAAAATTTGTTGTACCAGATATACTTACTCTATCACCAGTAGCTAATCCATGAGATGCACTAGTAAAAGTAATTGTAGTATCACTACAATCAGCATCAGTTATAGTGCCACTTAAATTCCCACTATCTTGAAATGTGTCATATTTTTCTGTAGTACGTTCAGCTGACGATGTAGATGAAACATCTTGACAAAGTATTGCTAAACGTTGATCATCATTATACCATGCAAAATAATCATTTGGATAAGTTCTTTTTGCCATATTAACTCCTATTTAAGTGCATCATCAGATGCATCAGTATCAGCCCTAAGTAATTTATGTGGATCACTTAATTTAGGTATCATAATATATCTATCATTTGTATCAAGTATCTCAACACGCTCTATACTTAAAACTTGTTCTGGAAGATCATACCAACGCTTTTTCTTTTCAAGGTCAGTAGTAGCAGACACAGTATAACCTTGTTTCTTATTTGCTATATCTAATAATCCATCATTAATAAGTTGCATAAGATATGCCTCAGAATTTCTTCCAAATACTTTTTCTAATTGTGAAAATATATTTTTAATTGTCATTATACGTCAACATCGTCTAGTATAGCTGCTATTTGAAGTACAACATCACCAGGCGAACCTCCACTTGCTGGTACACTATTTGTCACTGCAACTGTGATTGCTGACAATGTATTTAGTGTCGTTGCAGCTGTTTTAAAACAAACTATCTCCCCACTATCTATAAAGATTCCATCTATCTGATTATATGAAGCAGTTCCGTCTAATGAAATAACTACGCCAGAACTTGTTGCCGTAGTACCATCTGTTGTTGCTGTATTTTTAATACAAATCCATCTTACTATATCTCCAGTAGCAGTAATAGTTTCTGCCTCGTCCGTCCTTCCGTAACGCTTAAAATATTGTGCACCTGCTTGGATTAAAAGCGAGGATGTACCATCCACTTTAGTTTCTAAATATATCCATTTTTCACTTGCATTAACTGGGTCATAATTTAAGTTTCCACCAATAGACTGTTTTGCAAAATCTGAGCCAATAGATGCTGATATACTTGATAGTCCTTTGTCTGCCATTTTTTATCTCCCTTGTTGTTGCTGAGGTATTCCCCCAGATATTAAAAATTGTAATCCTTGCTGATAATCACCTTTTAATTTTACATATTGAGTTTCATACCATTGATACTTGGTGGTATGTTTTTGTAAATTTAGTGTAAAATCTTGAACACTTGTATTTATTTCTGTTGCATATTGTTGTGATTCAGCTTGATATTTTTGTAATTTTCTTGCTTCATTTTGATCAGATAATCCAACTTCTTGTATAGCTTCTTGTATATTTGCTTGAAAAGAAGTATTATCTTTATTAAATTCATTTAACGCATTTTGCATATCTAATTGGTATTTCTGTAAAGAATCAGATTCAGTTTTAGACCATGCTTGAAAAGATGTATTTAGCTCAAGTTGATATTGTGAAAGTTTTTGACTATATTCTTGAACCTGTTTATTAATATCTGCTTGATAAGAAGTAAGTTCTGATTGATATTTTTGTAATTTTCTTGCATCTTCTTGATTGTCAAATTGTGCATTTTGAATAGAAATTTGTAATTGTGCTTGATATTCTATATTTTCTTTATTAAATTCAATTTGTTCATTTTGTATATTTGCACTATATTCATTTAACTGTGTAGTTATTTCTTGAAGTTTAGCTGAGGCAAGTTCAATATCCTCATTAGTATCAATATAAGTATTAACTTGTGCAAAATCTGGAGCAATACTTGGTTTTGTAAATGTAGGAGCAGTCCCACTAAAACTAATTGATGTATTTGATAATGTTGGAACAATAGGAGAAACCGCAGTCAATGAAAATGTTCCTGGATCAGTTTCACTTAAACCACTTGTATAACTACTAAATGCTACTCTAGACTCCATCACTGGTTTTGTATATTCTGGTACATCAGCTGATCCATAAAGATTTCCAGAACTTAAAGTTTGAGCACTTAAAGTAGGTAACGATGGCTTAGTAGGAGCAATAAATTCTGGAAGATCATTATCTTTTAAATTCATATATTGTTGCAATTGTTTTATTGCAGTATATAATACTACAAGATATTCTGCTTCATCTGGAAAATTTGCTATTATACTAACAGCACTAACATCTACCGTTGGATATGAAATATGATGAACTATTGATGTCTGTTGTGCTGTTGGGGTAGGCTTAACATATAAAGTAGCTGCATCAGAAGTATTTCCATCAATCCAATATACAGGATCAGTAGCAGTTCCATAATAATTTAAGTCTTCTTCATCAGTTGCTAAACCACCATACATAGAAGGTATTTCTCTACATGGGACTTGATAACCACCACTATTAGCAGATAAACGTGTTACATGTAATATCTCTCCTACAGCATCCATATCCATCACAGAAGGAGAATTACTTAATGTTGTTGCTGCTGCACATTTAATTTTTAATTTTTCTGGAAGAACATTTATTATTTCTTTGCAAGCATCAGCAGCCCATTGATCACAAGCAGATTGATCTAAAGTCCCTCCAACCAAATCTTGTATTTGAGTAGCAAAAGCCATTAACGTCTATTCCTTTCTGCTATATCTTCACCTATTGTAGTTTGACTAAGCTCTACTTGTGTTGTCTTAGCCCACGTTTTTCTCATATTCACATGGTTACGTGTATCATCATGATCTTTTACGTAATGACCACAATCACACATCATCTCTGCTTTAGTCTCACATTCTACTTTTGTATTGCATTTATGACAATAAAATATTATAGCCATTACTCTTCCTCATCCCTAAATACTTGACTACGCTCCATTGCATTAGACATTGGAAATGTTCCAAGCTCATTAATAAGTTCTAATACTGGAAGAGTAGTATCATTAACAGAATCTTTTTTAATTATAAACTCTCCACCTTCAGCCTCTATTGGAATACCACCTTCTTCATGAGAGTTTCCAGCCAACATTCCTCCATCTGGATATTTTTGTTTTTTAGGTGGTCTTCCTACTTGACTACCATATGTTCCTTTTCCTTTAGGCATATTACTCCTTTTTTTTAATTTTAAAAGCTCGTCTGGGGCAAGCCCTTTATACGACCTGCCCCACAGTAAGCAAAACTGTTAACCTTTATTTATTTAGGTTTATTGATCACCAAATACCCATGCTACATCAGCAACACTAAAGCCTCTACAGTACCAATTAGTCCCATCAGACAATAGGTATAATTCATCACCCATGTCACCAGCACTACCAGTACAAGCAGAAACATCATAGACAATTTTGTCTTTGTTTGCTGTGTCAGCATTAGATGCATATGCAGCACCACCACTTCCATGGAGGCTACCATACATATCTGAATCTGCTGTTTCTGTTTTTATAGTCATATCTCCTGCAATGGCAGCTTTTACAACGAATCTAATCCAATCACCAGCGTTAAATTCACCTGGGTCTGGAATAGTTATTGATGTTACGCCAGTTGCATCAATGAACCATGTTCTATTTTTAACATTCTCTGCATCATCAGACAAATCTATATTTGCACTAATGAAGCCAACAGCTGAAGGTTGAGTATTATAAATGTTACTATTTTTATTTAATGCATCACTTCTCATTCTTAATACCCTCCTTATATGTTGTTAATGTTAATCAAGGCATGCGTTTCAGGAAGAGATACTTCAAGACCTGCTTCTGTTAAAATCAAGTCTTTACGTAAATCTTCATCAGCCTGTTGAACATTAGTTGTAATTGCAGTATCACGATTCATACCATTACCAACAAGAGGTCTGTATGAAACATGGTCAAGATCAACAAAACACATATGACCAGCAGCATTGTTTCTGAATAATGGTTCTTTAACTAAACTACAAGAACCATGAACAGTATCAATCTTCATAACCTTATGTCCAAATGCACCTTGAGATGCCTCAAAGTTATATTGAGACTTCTGAGCAGTTAAACTACCTTCTGCAAACCCACTTATTTTATTAAAGTGAGATATAACTGGTAGAGAAGCTAAACACAATTTAGCGTCAGAGCCACCACGTGCTGGATCATACATTGTTTCAAATGCAGTAAGTAAGCCATCATAAGTCATCTCAGCAGTTGTATACATACCTAAGTATGGAGTACCTTCTGAATAAGAACCTATACTTCCGTCAGTAATTGTACCATTTTGAAGTATATGACCTACAATACCTTCTGTGTACTGAATCCCACCTTGTGAACCACGCATACCGAAAAGCATAGACCTTTCAATATCCACTTTATGTTCACGTAGTTTAAGATTCCAAATACGTTGCCATTCATCAGCATATCCACGATAGACAGTTGCACGTGCTGTATTAGTCATTTCACAAGCTGTTTTAAAGATTTGAGTATACCCATAATCATTATCTAGCTCTTGTGACCATACATCAGGTGCTCCTGATCCTTGTTCGTAAGATGTACCAATAACAACACAGTCACCATTGTCATCAAGTGTAGTTGTTGAGCCATCTACAGATTGAATAGTTTTCACAACAATAGTGGTATCAGAACTATTTTGTGTTATTGACTCAATCCTTGCAGTACCCTGTAACAAAGGTTCACTAGAATCGCCTTCCGCATTATCATTCTGTGCGAATTGAACAACCATTCCTTTAATTAACCAGCTAACTGCTGCTCCACCACTTGTATCAACAGTTAGTGTAGTGTTGCTTCCAGGTGCTGCAAGCGTGCCACCACCCTTTTGTAAAAAGCTTCTATCAGTAATAGAAACTTTTGTTCTATCTTCTAAAAATCGGAATTGAGAATCCGATGTTGGGACTTTCCCAACTTTTGACAAGTATACGAAAAATGGTGATTCTTCTGGAGCTAAATCAGCGACCCTATCACTGAAATCATACAGTCTTCTTGATGGTATAGTAGTATCAATGACTGCACCAGGAGTACCAAATTTTACTTGTCCACTATTATAAGTAGCCATTATAAACTCCCTTTATTTATTTTAATACATTAGTTCGACCTCCAGCAGCTACTATTGACTCCCACATCTTATCCGTTTCATTCTTTCTCTCAGGCTGTGATCCTTGAAGAACCCCAGCTGGTTGAGGGTTAGCTTGATTTTGACGAATCTGATCTAAAGGATTCTCTTTAGTCGTTGCTGGATTTTGAGTTACAGCTTCCCACATTTTAAGTACATTGTCTAAACCATATTCAGATGGATGTTTATCAGCAAAGTCAAAGAATGATTTTATTTGATCTTCATTTAGTCCTTTATTAACTAAATCAGAATGCAAATTTGATCTTCCTTGCTCTGCTTTAATTCCACCAACAGCTTTTTCAACTGCACCATTTATGTTATTCTGCATCTCCTGCATCCTAAATTTATAGGATTTCGATGATGGGTCATTATAGGCTTCCCAAGGATCAAATTCATCAGGTTTTAAAGCAATATTTTCAGATTGAGTATTTGGTTGACCACCTGCCTCTGCCATAAGATTTTGAACGAGGTCTGGACGTGATTCCAAAAATTTCCCTATCTTTTCATATTGTTTAAGCTGTTGATTTTCAGTGTAGAGTTTATCCTTCTCTGATTGGTGATACTTAGCTTGAGATTCCCAATCTTGTGCAGAACTCTCTTGACTGTTTGTTCCTTCATCTTGCCCTACTTCTGTTTGATCAAGTTGACCATCTTGGTTCTCGATAGCAGAAGCGGTATTGTCTTCATTTGACATTTTAACTCCTTTATTTTGGCGATTTCTCTAACCTTTGAGTTTGACTACGTTTCTTTTCTGCATCTGTTGCTAAACGTAATTTCTCAGTTTCGAGTTTGACCGCATTAGATAATTTATCAATGGAAACTTTATTTTGAGTCTTGGAGTCATATTCTTGCTCTTTAAGTTTCCCTTTAAACTTCTCAACTTCAACTCTCTTACGTGAGCTGATAGATTCACGATGAGCTGTTTGAAGATCACCGCTAAGTTTTTTAATTTCTTCCTGTGCTGCTCCTAACTGTTGCTGTAATTGTGTAATAATATCTGTTCTTTCAAGTACACCAGCTTTATCAAATATTTCTGTTTTCTTCAATGCCTCTACCTTATCAATTAATCCTGCTTGATATGCCTCCATATATACATTCCACTCACCCCATTTATTAGAAGGCATAGTAGAATTACCAATTACACGTATATCAAAATTTCCTACAGCTAATTCGTTCTCAATAGTCATCAACTCTTTTGTTTTATCGTCATAAAGCTTTTTATTAACTGTATATTCAGTTATATCATTATTTGGCTGTGCTATTCTAAATGTTTTTTGAAAGCCATAATGTGATTTAGCCAAATGATACATAAGCTTGCCAAGTCGTTTTAAACTTGCCTCAACATCTCTTAATTTTGATTTAGAACGTCTTTGTCCAAAATCTTCCATCATCATTGTTCCAGATGATGTTCTAGGTGCAGCTTCAGTATTTCCCTGCTGCATCTCAAATATTCCAATGTTTAAATCTATGTAATGTTCCACCATTTGTGGTAATTGCAATATAGAACCAGCCAATGGTTGTGGAGAAGGGAAATGAGGCTCTCCAAATGAAGCGTCATATTCAATTGTTGCATTGGGATTCGCCCAATCTCGTTCCAGTTCCTCTATATCTTGTACAGAGCCCTGCGGTATGAGCAACTTCAAGCCAGACGATGCCTGCGCATGCGATGTAATTAAAGACATTACTTTATTCAAGAACCTCTGAAATCCCTTGTTCTTACGAACATCACTCATCGGGTAAGGAGTATTAGTCCAAATATTAGGTACAGGTACAATTGGAAATATATTAGTGTCTAATACATTTTCATATAAAATAACTTGACCAACAATACAGGTAACTTTTATTCTTGTTTGTTGTACTTGTACAATGTCAAAAAGCCCTTTATCAAATGCCTCAGCAGTTCTTTCATCTGCTAAAAGCTTTTCTAAACCAGCATTATCTAAAACTTTTTCTTGACCAGATTGTAAATCTATAACCCTAAAAAATGGTACTTTAACTTTTCTAAAATCTTCTATAATTCTATATTTATCACTTTTATTACCCCAATCATAATCTTTAACAATATCTGGAGTAAATGATGTACCATCTTGTCTATTCATAGAAGATGGATAATCTTCATCTCTTATTCCAACAGGCTCTATTTCGTCAATTAATAATTTATCATCTTCATCAGGAGTATTAAGCATAGGGTAAGCATCTAATAATTGATCTTTTGTCAATATAGTAGATAACTGCATACCAGACGCATCATCAAACCATTTACTACGACTATTAGGATCAACGACTACACGAAATGGATCAACATATGTAAATTTAACATCTCCTCGACCATAATCAGCTTCAGGGTCTATATATCCATAAAAATATCCAAGACCTGCAACAGAAAAATCATGAATTACTTGTTTAAATACTTCATCACCATCTGAATTATCCCATATATATTCAAGAATTGTTTTCCATACATTTGCAAGCCTAGTGTCAGAATCCTCTCTGCCTACGGCAGAAAATTTTGGTGGCTTTGAAGTAATGATAGCTTTGAACTGTTCAATAGCAGCATAGAGACGATCAATGGGTAATCCCATTTGATTTCTCTCTGCTAATTCATTTGCCTCTTGATCTGTAAAATGATTACCAAGATAGAAATCTATATCCTCTCTAGCTTGCACATCCCAGTCAGCTCTTGCATCATACCATCGTTGCCAACGTTGTTTTATCTCTTCTGCTATTTTATTTTGTGGTATCATATGGTAAATTTACTGAAAAATAGTATATATATGCAAATTACACACGTTTGCCTGTAATCCAATTATAAGCTTTGCGTGCTTTCATATAAGTACCATCTTTCTGTTTCTCCTTTTTCTTTTTGCCTGCTTTGGCATTTCCCCTTGCATACTGTGTTGCTAACCAAAAAGCATCAATAGTATCATCATGAGAGCCTTTTGGAAAGTCCAACAGTTCACCAATAAATTCGTGGTGAACCTTTTTAAGATGTACAGCCCCAGCCTTGAACATTGGTTGTAATCCCTCAAATAGCCTATCTTTTTTCTTTTGAGTATATCCCTTAATACCCTTTTCGATGCCTGGAATAAATAAACCCTCTTTTTTACTACGTTTTTGTACATAGTCTCTAAGCATCTCTTGATAGGCAATAGTTTCAATATTTACCCTTCTTACTGGATTATACCTTTTAATAATCTCAAAAATCTTGTCAGCACATTCCATTGGGAGCACTCTTTCACGCCAATACTCAATAACATAGTAATCATACTCCGCAGTAACACCCAAAACCATAATAACGCTATAATCATTCCTGCTAGCAACAGTTGAAGCAGGATCGACACCAACGTAAATATTGACATACTCGGTGTGTCCGTCATCAAATTTGATATACCAACTATCTGATTCTTCTTCAAACCTAATATTCCCCCTATAAAGTGCATCATTAATATCTTCCTCAGCAAAAATCTGATCTTCAGGTGATTTTGCTTGATTCATATACTCCTGATAGAACTTTGCAGGAGTCCCACTATCAATATAGAATTGCTTACGCTCTTCTAATTTCTCCAAAGGCCAGCGAGAAGGCCAGATAGACTTTCCGTCTTCAATGGCTTTCTGAGTATATACTTCCCAAGAATATGCTTCCCCACTCTTTCGAGCATCCCTCCAACCCGTAACTAACCCGTTTAAGAATGAATCCCAATGAACAATAGTACCATTACACCATAAAAATCCATTCTTGTCGAAGTCAATTGCTGGAAACACAGCTGCCGTAACCCAGTTTTTTATTTGCAATCTTGAATCAGGTGTCTTTGTATTTAACTCTGATTCAAAATCATCTAGCACCATACCAGTAAAACGTGTAGATAATTGCTTTTTACCCCTCAATCTTTGATTAGCACCTTTTGCTATCATTCTACAGCCATTTGTAAGAGTAAACTCGGATTTCGTCCATTTGTTCCCTTGCAGGTCTCCAAAGTAGTAATGTATAGCTGGATTAAGCTCTATATGGTTCATAACCCAATTCAAGTTATCAATTGCTTGATCTTGAGCCTCACCAATCCAGGCTATAAATTCTGGTCTATCTTTTTTGGCAAAAAGAAAGCGATGAAGGATTGCAGTAGCTGCTAGAGTAGATTTAGCATGGTCACGTGGTAATACTAAGCCAAGTTGTTGTATTTTCTTATCTAACAGTAGCTTCCCCACTTCTACATGAAAATGAGGTGTTGCAGAAGCGAGGAAGTCTTGAGGAGAGAAAAGTTTCCCAAAAACAATTAAATCACTATAAGCATCTGCTAATAGCTTTTCATTTTTGGATACATCACCATTGAGGTTTAAATTAGCCAAATTAGTGACCTGAGTATTCCACAACCATTCTTATGTACGCATGAACCAAATCAACCATATATGATAAATCTTTATATATGTAATACATAAAATAGCAAGTAATACACATCCAAATTAATGTTAATAGTTTAGTTAAGTCTGTCTTCATAAATTATGTGATTGCAATATTCTTCTTCGCAATCGTATTTTTTTTTATGACCAACGTGAAAATGGTCTATAGTGCAATATGCAGGGCAAAATGCGTAGCCAGAGATTCTAACCATCAATGTATCTCCATTTCCAAGTGGATATGGTTTCGGTTTTGATCTGTCTGACTCGTATCCCACTAAAAAAGCAATTAGTGCTATTAATACCCAGTCTTCCATAATTATTTCTTACCAAATACAAATACTCCTATATTAAGACATCCAATTATGAATAAAGCCAAAGTTCCACCTATATCCCAAATGTAGAGATTGTAAAACCCTACAAATAAATTTAATAAGCGAAGTTTGTCTCTTTTTGTCATCGAATTTCAAAATGAGGATAATCTTTAAAATTAGTATCTTTTGTCTGGAAGTCGCCATCCCAATCATTTCCCCAGATAAGGTTAATACCCATCTGTTTAGCAACTCCAAGTACAAATCCAGCAAATAATGTTTGTCTCTCCAAATCTTTCCAGTCAATAGGGTAGGGCGAAACGTCAACAGCTAAAGAAGGTTTACGATTATGTCGCCCTTTAGGATACTTTGCTTTCGATTTTCCCTCTTTATAAGCTTTATTTTGTTCATCCTTCCCCCTGTGACCACATAAAACAGAGCAATCAACATGTTTGATTACTTCATTAAATATTTTTTGTAGCCTTTCATCACAAGTTTCTAGTCTTTTTCTTGATGATACTCCAAATCTTGGCATTATGCTTCTCCTCTTAATCCTGTTTGCCCCATAAATTTAGTTAATTTGTTCTCTATGTCGAACTCAGACTTGCAATGGGGACATAGCCAGCCTATAACTTCGTCATAATCTCCTAAAAGTCCTATTCTTTGAGTAAATTCCTCATCTAAATACAATTCTTTATTACAAATAGGACAAGGATCGTGTGATTCTAGTTTTTTAGTCGTCTTTGGTTTTTTCTGCATGTGCAACAAGCTCCACATTATCATGTTTTTTTACTTCCTCTAGCTGCTCAGGCGAAAAACCTGCCCAAACCGTAACTTGTTCTGATTTTGTCTCATTCAGATCGAATAAACCAGACATTTTTGCTAGACTATCTAATGCTTTTAACTTATGTGTATCATTTTCAGCTAAATCTGCAATAGTTTTGTATCTTTCTATGATATATTCTGGACTTGCTTTGTATTCCTTTAGCAATTCTAAGATTTCACTTTTTACCATTTTTTGGATTTTCTCCGTTTTTAAAAGTTTATCAGTTCTTCTTTTGATATATGTGTCATTATTTGCTTCTGGATATACACGCTTATATGCATCAATTACATTAATTCCACTTGCAACGTATCTTGCAAATAATAATTCTTTTGATGTCCTCTTCTTACTGTTAAACCGCTCTTTAGACATATTTGTTCCAGAGAATGCATAGATGTTTTCAGCAATACCATTTTCTCCAAGCATCTCTTTCTTCCTATCGCTTGCAACAAAAGTACCACAGACTGTACGAATACAAGGTACTTTTTTGCCATTCGTCTTAGCAATATCTAACTTTCTTAGGATTTGACACACAAAATCATCATCTGTATAAACCCATTCACCCTCACTTCCATGACGCCAGTTATGACGAACAGAGACATTTGGATGAGTAACTTTAAATTCTTTTTCATCATCATACAGATAGTGCTTTGTGTTTTTTATTTCTTTAAAATCCATGGTAAAATATACAGAATATTTTTTAAAATTACAAATTCTGCCTTATATATAATATAATATATAATATATAATATATAATAAAGTTCCTATTATACAGTTATATTGCTAAGAATATATGTCGTAGATCACAAAAGTTGAAAAAAATAACACTTTTCAAAAAAATTACCTTAGAATGAGTGTACCTCTTTTTTTATGCACAACCCCCCGTTACATTGTCCTCATGGGGCGACTAATTAGGTTGATTTTTTAGTTAAATTATAATATTAATTAAATCTTAGGCTATTTTTGAGGAAAGGATAAACAATAAAATACCCTCCATTAAACGAGGGTATTTTATTTACTAGTATAGATGTTTAAGTAGATGCTAGATCATTGCAATAAGGTGTTATTAAGTGCGTGTGTGTGCGTGTA